AGAATGTCAAATCGATGTAGGGTGTGAAGGAATTATACTATTTAGTCAGCGCTGTATGGACGGTTGGAAGAATACAGGCGGTATAGCCGATAACCCAATAGGTCGTTTTCACGATATGCAAGATGCGATGTTTATTCCGGGTATACGGTCGCAGGGTAATGTCGCCAGTGAATTTAGTAATAATGGTTTAAAATTGAGAAATAAAGAAGGCTCTCAATTTGCATGGCTTAAGAATGACGGTTCAATTGATATACGTAACGGTGCTGGATTTATCACATTAGGCGCCGATGGCATCGTGAATATAAACGGTGTTACATTCGATACTGAAAGTAATATTAAAACACCAACCCAAATAAACGCGCAAGAATCGTTAATCATCGCAGGTAAAGAAATGAAAGAGCATCGTCACGGTGGGGTGCAGACGGGTTCAGGAAATACAGGAGTGCCAGTATGACAGTACGTGTGATTTCCGACGACGGTGATATAGTCACTAACGGGCAGCAATTTACAACAGGGCGGCATGAAATTGCTCAAACTGTTAAAACCCGTCTGGGTTTGTTCTTGGGCGAATATTTCCGTGACATTACAGATGGCACACCGTGGTTCGAACAGATACTAGGGAAAGGTGTGAATAATAATACTCGCGAAGCCGTCTTACGTAATAGAATCGCACGAACTCCGGGGGTGATTAGATTAACTTACTTTAAAACTGATTTCGATGTAGAATCGAGAAAATATAGTGTAACCGCTGGCATATCGACTACCGAAGGTATGGAAATGGTGATTGTTAATGGCTGAAATTACAGAACGCGGATATAGTTTAAAGACTCAAAACGAATGGTTTGCGTCTGAAAAAGAATTATATATAGCAATCGATCCGTTGTGGAATCTCGATCCGTCTACTCCTGATGGATTAAAGATAGCTCACGATGCTGAAATTTTCGGGGCATTTGACGAGACACTACAACAAGCATACAACAGCAAAGACCCCAATAAAGCCCGCTTTGTAGACCTTGACGTACTATGTGCGCTAACGGGTACTAGACGGAGTCAAGGTACACGTAGTAATGCCACTGTCACACTATCAGGCACACCGGGCGTATTTATTCAAGGTGGGTCACGTATTCGATCTCGAACCACAGGCTCAACGTGGTTTACAGAGCAAGGTGGCACATTAAACACTAACGGTAAATTTACCATAACTGCCATTTGTGAAGTTGTGGGAGCTGTACAAGCGGATGCGGGTACACTGACGCAAATAGTTGATACTATCGGCGGCTGGGTAAGTGTGACCAACGGACAGCCCGCAACACCGGGTACCGATGTAGAAAACGATTCTTCATTACGCGTCAAACGTGCGACGGCTGTAGGTCGTCCGGGTAATAACCAACTCGATTCGATGTACGGTGAACTATATGCTGTACAAGATGTACGACGTGTCAAAATTTACGAAAACGACACAAATAGTGCAAGTGTCTCGGAAGATAATCCGCACGGTTTACCCGCTCATTCCATCGCACCAATTATTGATGGTGGAACAGACGATAACGTGGCACTGGCGATATATTTAAAAAAAAATCCAGGCGTAAAACTATTTCAGGCGGGTACAGCCGTCGAAGTAGTAGTTACATCCCCGCAATACCCTACAAATATAAAAAAAATTAAGTTTAGTCGCCCCATATATGTCGATATGAAAATAGCTGTAACAATCAAAAACGACGGCACTCTACCCTCGGATGTAGATGTTCAAATCCAAAACGCATTTATTGAATTTGCTGCGGGCGGATTGGTTCCGGCTCAATACGGTTTTAAAGTGCAGGGGTTTGATATTGGAGAAGATGTACCGTATAGTACAATGTTCACGCCCATCAACCAAGTGATAGGGCAGTTTGGTAATAGTTACGTTTCGGCCATGACAGTAAACGGCGACAATAAAACTGTGGATATAAAATATAATGAATTGTCACGCTGGACAACATCCAATATTACGGTAACTGTCACATGAATATACCCGATCGCATATACTCGCAATATAGAAACAAACCAAAAGCTGTAAAATGGCTCAATATTGTGAGGAAGATGATCACGCCTCTTGTCGATACCGCCGGTGTAGTTCGTAAAATGTATGATATTGATAAAATGGTAGGTGAACAACTCAATATAATCGGTCGAATTGTGGTTATTCCTCGTAGTTTTATCGGTCGTGCCGAAATGTTTCCGGGATTGTTTGCATTGACCGACGGTGATGAATTCGGCGATGAAGACGCGGTATTTTCAGAATTAAATACAGATACAGATTCATTAATGTCTGACGAACTGTACCGCCTTGTGATAAAATCTAAAATAATAAAAAATAATAGTGATGCTACTATAGAATCCATTCTCGACAGTATTAACTTTTTACTACCTAACGCTTACGTTTTTCGTTTGTTGGACGGTGAAGATATGTCGTTCAGTGTTGAATATTACGGCAATATATCAGATCTGGAACGTTGGGCGTTATTAAATTACAAATTGATACCAAAACCCCAAGGGGTAAGATTTAGTGGATTTTTGGAAGGCTATAATTATGTTGAGTTTGGTGATGAAGATGCCCAATTTGGCGACGAACAAGCACAATTCACAGGTTTTGTAGGAGTATTCTCAAATGGCACTTAAACGTAACGAGCGATATCCCGGACGGTTTGATAACCCATCAACCGAACATCCGCAAGGGGCTTTTAAAAATAGGTCTGCACCCAACGCAAAAGACGGTACATATTTAGAGCGTGACTGGGCGAACGATTGGGACGGTTTTTTCGCAGCGTTGCTAAAAAACGCAGGCGTGACGGCTAACGGTAGTATTGATACAGCTTTGAGTAGCCAGTATTTTAACGCCTTGAATGAGTTTTATTATCTTCCTGTGGGTATCCCATTACCTTGGCCGACTGCCACGGCTCCTGCGGGTTGGCTTAAGTGTGACGGAAATACATTCAATAAGATAGCAAACCCTAAGCTCGCAAGTGTTTATACAAGCGGTAGATTACCTGACTTGCGCGGGGAATTTATTCGTGGCTGGGATGACAGTCGAGGAATTGATCCGGGACGACAATTACTGAGTGCGCAAGCAGGAACGAGATTGCCTTCGATATATACTTACGCTGAGAGTGCCGACGCGGCTATACTGGTTACACCACCCGTTGGTACATATGATACCACCTACCCATCCGCAGTTAAGGCATCTGATTACGAGGATGAGGGCACAGGTGAAGGTCAATATTTCTCAACAAGCAACCTGGTTAAAAGGGGTTTGTCATCACTTTCTACATTCCGTGTTCGCCCCCGCAACGTTGCGTTTAATTACATTGTGAGGTCATTATAATGACTATCGAATTTGATAAAAACGGGTACGCATTGACGTCCGGATATACTACCGTATATATCACAGCATATGAAACTAGAGAGTTTATGGGTGCACACGAGACATTTATCTGCGCCACCACGGGGGCTCCTGCACAATCATATTTGGACGTACCACCGAAGCGAAAAGACGGTTTCGCAATCTGCCGAACAATTGACGAACTCGGATGGGAATATGTGGAAGACCACAGGGGTGAACTTCGTTACAGTACGATAACAGCACAGGGATTTGTAATTAATGATCTGGGTGAATATCCAAAGAATTCAACAGATGTGGAACCATCCCTTTTTGATATTTGGGACGGTACTAAATGGATAGTTGATGAAAAAGCAAAATCAGAATCAATAATCCAATCTGCGACGCAAGAAAAAGCCGAATTAAAATCCATTGCCGATTCTGAAATTGCGTGGCGACAAGATGCTGTAGATATCGGAATTGTTACAGAAAAAGAAAAGAAATCATTAGACGAATGGAAAAGATATAGGGTAGAATTAAATCGTGTCGATGTATCGAAGGCTCCGAATATAAAATTACCCACACAACCTAACGGATGATATTATGAAAAATTTTGTAGGCGGCAAAGGTAGACCACCACGTTCAACCCCTTCCACTGATAAAAGTGGTAAAGGTAAATCGAAAGGCAAAGCCAAAGGTTAATTTTGATGGTCATTCTAATGTGCTTATTGTTGGCAGCGTTAATTATCAAGCCGTCTTTAGCGGGGTTTGTATTTGTGGTAATTACCGCAAGTTTCAATATCACATTAGATGACCTTGGCGGTATGCTATATTACCCGGCGGCGGCATTTGGTGATCTAATAATAATTACCCTTACGGCATTATTGAAAGTGTCGATAATGATGGTTAGATTATTGTACATTTCAATCGTGTCGATATTTCTCAATGTCGGCGGCTGGGTATTATGGTTGTACAATTTCCCGCCAATGATTTACGACAGTATATTCATGTTGTTATATATTATCGCAGCAGTAACAATTATAGCGGGGAATGGTGATGGATTACGGATGGTACGAACATATTTCCGTCGTTTTAATATTCGTCGTTTTAATATTGCGCGGTTTGACGATAATACAAAGGGTAGTCAATAAGCATGAACTTAACAGATACAAGAATCGGCAGCGGCGTGGCGGTAGGGACGATGAGTAGTGGCGCAGCGACTTGGTTAAAATTAATACCGGATGAAATCGGTAAGCTGGGTACTTTGGCCGGTATTATTTTATCTGTGACGTTGATCATAATGTATGTTCGCAAAATAAAACAAGAATCAAAAGAAAACACGTTAAAAATTGAATTATTACAAATACGAATAAAAAAATACAAAGACCCAGCATAATGCTGGGTTCCCGTACTATTTTACCTCTTTACATTTGTTCATGTATGCCCAAGTGTCACCTACATCGGTACTAAACTGGTATGTCTCACCGCGCTTAATATAGATAGTACCATCCACTACAGAGCGATAAATACCTTTTTCAATTTCTGTCATTTCACCGCTAAACGCAACCTTGTCGTTGTACACCATTTGAAAAGACGAACCGTTATCAGAAACTAAAACCGGTTCAGGCACATCGTGGATTATTTCAAGTGGTTTATCACCCATCGCGGAAATTATATGAGCTTGACAGACTTTAGTAACTATATCTGCGTGAGTAGGTAACCCTACAATAATCAACATTGTCACAATAATACGTTTCATTTTATCATCTCTCTGAGTTTATTAATTTGTTTTTGGTACGTATCAACGGTATCAAGAGTACTGCCCGTATATGAATCTAGGTTTTCAACAAATTCGACAGTGCGAATAACATCGCGAGCAATATAGATAACATCGTCAATAGTATCGACAATACTTTCATCAGTAATGCAGTAGATAAGAGTATTAACGATGTGGGTGCGCTCAAGGTCGTACAGGTCTTCTAATTCATCCCGCGTCGCATTACCGTCGAGATAACGTTCTGCC